CGCGGCGACTTTCTTCGGTCAGGGCACAAACTTGACCGGCGTTATCGAGTTCCCCGGCAACCTGACAGCTGAGCAGGCGTCAAACCTCGCCCTCGGTTTCGACAAACGACACAAAGGTTGGCGAAAGGGTCACCGCACCGGCGTACTCAGTGGCGGTGCTGTGTTCAAACCAACACAAACCGACCCAGAAAAGTCACAGGTCATTGAAGCACGCCACATGGCTGTCGAAGATGTGGCCCGCGCTTTCAACGTACCCCCGCACCTCCTTGCACTACCTGGAACCAACAGTTACGCGAGTGTTGAGCAAACTAACCTCGCCTGGGTTACTCACGGGCTGAGGCCAATCATTACAAAAATCGAAAGCTCGCTTAGCCCGCTACTGAGCCGGTACCCTAATGGGGAGAACGCGTTTGTGAAGTTCAACCTTGACGGGTTGTTGCGTGCTGACATTCAAGCCCGCATGAGCGCATACAGCACAGGGCTACAGTCAGGGTTCCTAACCATCAACGACGTTAGGGCGCTTGAAGACTTGAGGCCTATTGACGACATGGCCGCCGACACAGTGCGCGTACCGTTGGCAAACGTCAACATTGACGCAGCTGACCTAAAAGCCCGTGGCGAGAAGGTGAAAATGGCGCAGGCACTTGTCTATGCTGGGTTCGACCCGGCTGAGGTTCTTACCGCTATGGAGTTGCCACCTATTGACCACACTGGCCTACCGAGTTCACAGTTGCAACAGGTTGCACAGATTGACCCGGTAAACCCTGAGTCTGTTTACGAGGTTGACTGATGGCTATTGTTACGCGGAACGTTACTTGCAGTGACACGACTGCTCAAAGGATTGTCGGCGCAGATAATATGCCGCACCGTGTTGCGTTACACAACGCTACAAAATCATCAAACGAGTACATCTGGGTAGCAGGTGGTTCAGCATCAGCGGGCACCGCTAGTGGTATGCACATTGACCCGGGCCAAACTATTTACGTTGACCTGGCACCTAACGATGAACTATGGGCTACGTCAACGCCTGACGGTTTGATTGTGCAAGTACTTGACATGCGGAGGAACGACTGATGCCGTATTACATTTCCGACCAGCACCCCGACTGTCCCGCGTGGGCTGTCGTAAAAGAGGGCGGCTCGTTGGTCAACTGTCAACCAAACAAAGATGACGCTATTGCGCAAATGGTTGCGCTCAGCATTGCAGAGGACATGGAACCCGGTGGCGAATATCAGGGCACGTTCAGGGCTGAACCTGATGAGCTTGACGTTGGCGACTTTGTTTCGTGGAACAGTAGCGGCGGTACCGCACGTGGACAGATTGAACGCATTGTCCGTGACGGCCAGATTGACGTACCGAACAGTGACTTTGTTGTGAACGGTACACCCGATGACCCGGCGGCTTTGATTGTTGTGTGGCGTGAAGGTGATGACGGTTGGAACGCAACTGACGTGAAAGTTGGTCACCGGTTCACATCATTGACCAAGATTGCCAGCCTTCGCGGTTACACTGAGCTACGACAGGTGAACCTTGAACCGCCGGCATACATGAGGGCCGCGGCACGGCAGGGGTTGAAGTATTACGAGGAGGGGTTGGCCGGTGATGGTTTGGTTGACCGTACCGTGCGCGAAGCACGTGCGATGGTGAACGGAACAGTTACCGCCGATAAATGGGTTCGTATAGCAGCGTGGATTGCGCGGCACATGGTTGACTTTGATGCGCCCGCTGCCGACCCTGACCACGAGGACTATCCTTCGCCCGGTGTTGTTGCGCACCTATTGTGGGGCTCTGGCCCGTCAAGGCGCAGCGCGATGCGTGCTATGGAATATGCGCGAGGTGTGGTTGATAGAATTGAGCAGGAAAACGAGGGCCGTGCGAAAGGTGAAGCCGTGAGCAAAATGGAAACACGCGTCAACGCAACCACGTATGAGGTGCGCGAAACTGAAACGGGGATGCAGTTCACTGGCTATGCCGCAGTGTTCAACAGTGACAGCGAACCGTTGCCGTTCACTGAACGTATTGCGCCGGGCGCGTTCATTAGGTCGCTGAAGTCACGCAACGACATCAAACTGTTGTGGAACCACGACACTGGTTCAGTGCTGGGTTCTACTCGCGCCGGCACGCTTAGCCTTATTGAAGATGACCGCGGGTTGCGTGTTACCGCTGACCTACCTAACACCACCACAGGTCGTGACGCAGCTGAGCTTCTTAAGCGTGGCGATGTGGATGCTATGAGTTTTGGTTTCACTGTTCCGAAGGGTGGCGATTCGTGGAGTGATGACGGGCGCGAACGTACCCTCAACGAAATCCGTTTGCATGAGGTTTCGATTGTGGCGTTCCCCGCATACAGTGCTACCGCTGGTACGGCCACAGTGCGCGGCCTTGACAAAGTTGCTGAGCGTGCGAACGTTGACGTTGATGCTTTGGCTGACGCTTTGCTCAAACTTGAGAGCGGGGAAAACATTACAACTGATGACCGCGACTTGTTGGCCACGGTTATTGACGAACTGGCACCGACTGAGGAGAAGGTTGAGGAACAGCCTCGCGGTGACCTGGATATGCTTGCACTTAAGAAGAAGAAACTTGCATTGTTGAAAGGTTTGTAATGGCTACTAGGCAACAGATTCTGAGCGCTATCCTTCGGGTGGCGGGTAACCCTGAAAGCGGCAACGTGAAGGCTTTGGCTCCGGCTATGGCTGATGCGATTGTGGCACTTGATGAAACTCCGGCAGTAGTCAGTGATGACAAAAAAGCTAAGCCGGTTGCTAAAGAAACCCGCATCATAGAGGCGCAGGAAACGCGTTAGGACGGGTCAGCCCCGCCGGGTTCTACCCCTTTCACCCGGCGGGGCTTTGGCTTGTCTAAACTAGGTGGCCACAGGCGCAGGCACCGTTACCAAAGTGCGTCTCCCGGATAATCATTTCAGGCTGTTGGCTAACGGGGCATTCAACAACCATAACGAGGTGTCCGGCATCGGTGCGGAAGTCAGCCTGGATGCTGTGGGTTGCAATTTCGGTGGCGTTCATTTTGGTTTCCTTTCGGTTAGGTTGTAAACAACTATACACGAATGACAGACTAATGCAACTCAAAAACGAAAAATGATTGACAGCGTGTTCGATACAATTTTTGTACCGGAACCGTGAGTCAACTCTGCCGGTACACAAACCCTGCAAGCTGAGCGTCAACGCCGCTGCAAACCAAACAACTAAGGAGAACACATTGTCTGAGTTCGTAAAGAGCCAGCAGGAAGTTCGCGCTAACCTTACCGAGCAAATCCGCGACGTTATCGAGGGTGCTGAGGGTGAAGGCCGTGGACTTGACGCTGCCGAACTTGAAAAGATTGACCGCATTGAGGCTGACATTCGCCGCGCCGATGAGGCTATCTCTGTTGCCAAGCGCAACGAAGAGCGCCGCACCGAGGCAAGCGAAGCCGCACGCGGTTACGTACCCGCTGAGGAGTCACGCAACACTGACGCTGACATCTTCCGCGCCCTCGCACGTGGTGAGGTCCGTTCGCACACTTTCGAGAAGCGTGCAACCCTCGTCAACAGCGTAAACACTGTCCCCGTTGACTTCCTTGACCAGGTTTACGGCATCGCCCGCCTCGTTGGCCCGATGCTTGACGTGGCTGAGGTTATCAACCGCTCAAGCGGAAACGACCTTCGTATTCCGACCTACACCGCATACAGCACCGCAGCACAGTACGCTGCCGGTTCTGCTATCGCTGACAGCGAGCCAACCTTCTCAAGCGTTCTGCTCTCCCCGAAGAAGCAGGGCTTTATCGTGAAGATTGCAAACGAGCTGCTTGATGACGCTGGGTTCGACATTGCATCAGTTATCGCCGAGCAGGCTGGTAACGCAATCGGATTCCGCATCAACGACCTCGCTACCGTTGGTACTGGTACCAGCGAAACCGAGGGTGTCGTTACCGCTGCCGGCTCCGGTGTGACCGCTGGAACCACGAACGCCATCACCGCTGACGAGCTTATTTCGCTCGCCTACTCTCTTGATGGCGCAGCCCGCAGATTGCCCGGAGTTGGATTCATGGCCAACACCGCAACTGTTGGATTCATTCGCCGTTTGAAGGACAACGATGGTCGTTACATCTACGACCCAATCGTTTCTGGTGAAGACCGTCTGCTCGGTTACCCCATCTTCGAGAATCCGGCTATGGCTGGTATCGCGACGGGGAACAAGGCAGTCGTTTTCGGACACCTTCCTTCGTACAAGATTGTCACCACGGGCCTCGAAGTTGCGACCTCCACGGACGCATACTTCGCCAACGACGTGACCGCTTACCGTTTCACCTACCGGATGGACGGAAAGCTGACCCACGCATCGCACGTGAAGTACCTCGAACTCGCGTAGTGACTAAATAGCTGAAAGCCCCCGCTGTTTGTAGGTTACGGCGGGGGTTTTCGCTATGCTAGCCGTATGCCAACCTACAAAAAACTGAACGGCGCTCTCGCCATTGCCAGCAACACGTATGGTGCCCCGACTGGGTACGGTGTTCAAACTAAGCTGCTAACGGACAAACTGTTGAAGCATGGGGTTCAGGTAGCCATACTGTCGAACTATGGTCTTGAGGCCCGGTTTGATGAAATAAAGACAGCTAACGGTGTCATCAAGCATTACCCGAAAGGGTTGAAGCCTTACAGTGATGACGTTATCCCGTTGTGGTATCAGCATTTCATGGCGCAGCACCCTAACCGTGTCGGCAAACTGTTCACGTTGTATGACGTGTGGGTGTATAACGAGCTAGCGTTTGATGAGGAAATCATTTCGTGGGTGCCGCTTGACCACGTAACCACGCCACCCGGTGTGATGAAGTTTCTGCAACGCGACAACGTTAGCCCGGTTGCTATGTCACCGTTCGGCCACGATGTGATGAACAGCGAGGGTATAGAG